TAAACAAACAATATGCTGACCAGACGCTTGACGCTGTTGAAGCCGACCGTATTGCTGCTGAAGTAGCCCGCATTGGCGCTGAGACTGCACAGGTAGCCGCTGAGACGGCTCAGGGTGCATCTGAGACAGCTCAAGGACAGGCCGAAGCCAACGCCCTCGCATCCGCAGCCAGCGCACAGGAGGCCCAAGATTGGGTCGAAATGATTGGCAAGTATGATGTTATCCGCATCACTTCCAACTACAACCTGACAGCGGCAAACCTCGGCAACATGATTGCGGTCGATGCTTCGGCAGGCCCGGTTGACGTCAATGTGCCGAGCATTACCATTCTTGGCGAACCCTTCCATTGGCGCACCAAGAAAATTGACACGACCAACAATCAGGTTCGGGTTGTCTCACCGGATACCATTGATGGCTTCCCCGACCCTTACGTGATCACCGCGACAAACGCAGGGGCCACCTTCCAGACTGACAAAGACGTGGAAAACAATATCGTCACGTCTGCCTTTGGCGCATCGGCTAATGTCGTGTCCCGCCCGTTCTTCTTCACGGCAACCGAAGGCCAGACCACGTTCACCGGCCCGGACGACTATGGGAATACCTTGGCGTACACCCCCGGTAAACTCAATCAGGTGGTGGTTGACGGCGACGTTATTGATACCCGTGGCATGACCGCTGCGGATGGTATCAGCCTCGTGTTCCATGAGCCGCTTGTAGCTGGACAGCAAGTCTTCTGTGAGCCGTTCGCCTCGTTCGCCGTGGCGTCTACCTATTCCAGTGGTGAGATTGACAGTCTCCTTACCCGTGTTGCGAACGGTTACATCGGGGAAGTTATCCCGATGGCGGGTAACACGCTCCCGAATGGCCTGTTGTGGTGTGATGGGTCGGAAGTGAGCCGGACGACGTACCCGGACCTTTTCGCCTATCTTGGCACGATTTGGGGTGCTGGTGATGGTTCCACCACGTTCAACCTGCCGGACCTCCGCGAGTGGTTCTTACGCGGGGCCAGTGATGCTTATCCGGTTGGCTCCGAGCAACTTGATCAGATGCAACAGATCACCGGTTCTATTGGAACGCTAATGTTGCCGAATGGCACGTCGCAGGTAGGTGTAGGCGCGTTTACCTTTTCCAGCCTTGGTGTCGTTGCTGACGGTTCATCCAACAGCCGCGTGAAATACCAAGCGGATTTCGATAGCTCCAATTCACCCGGTGCCCGTACAGGTGACGAAACCCGCCCAAGGAACAAGGCGGTTCGGTTCGCTATCAAAGCGTTTCACCCGGTACGCATTCTGACTTCCGGTGCCGAAGGTGTTTCCAAATCTGGTGACCTTATGGAAGGCCCATTGCGGCTTGCGGGTGACGCCGTGCTGGAAGATGAAGCGGTCACGAAGCGTCAGCTCGACGCAGTAGACGCGAAAACCGATTTCACGATCATTTATCCGAATGGTGGGAGTGAAGTTTCACCGGCAAATGTAGTTTCACCAAACCGTTACGTAGAGGCTAACCCGTTTGCGGATAGCCGTGTTAACTGTCGCGTGGAGGTATTTGTGGGTGGCGTTTGGGCTGATCCGGGGTGGGCCTACATTACAGGTAACGGCGGCTATGGGGTGGTGGCAGGTCAAGTCGAAGATCAGATCATAGTGCAGACAGGTAGCGCGGCTTGCGTGGGCACAAGCCCTACGTGCGGAGGTCTTCACGGATATGGTGGGGCTGGCTTGACATCAGTGCCTTGCCGTGTGCTCGTGCATAAAACGAAAGGGACAGTACCGTGACCAGTCAAGCCTTTCAGATCGCGGCAGGTGTGCCCGGTCCACTACCGTTCCGCGTCCTTGTCTGGAAAGTCAAGGGGACGGTTGCGTAATGTCTGATCAATCAAACGACAACCCTGTGTATCTCATGCTTGGCCGGATCGAAGGTAAACTTGATGCCATGCACGGGAAGTCCCGTGAACAGGATGATCGGCTTAATAACCACTCGGAGCGCATCGGGCGCTTGGAGCGATGGAAGGTATGGCTTGTAGGGCTTGCAGCCGGAGTAGGCGCAGCCGCAAGCCAACTTCCCGAACTAATCAAAGGACACTAATGGGTAAACTTGATGAACTCCTAGAACAGCTTCATGAGGGACTTGCCCGAGACCTTCTGAAGCGCGTTACGTCAGGCGAAGCAACCGCATCTGACCTTAACGTTGTCCGCCAGTTCCTCAAAGACAACGGCATCGACAATGTTCCGAAGAAAGGTAGCCCGTTTGGTGAGCTGGTAAGTAGCATCCCGGACGATCTGCCGGACGAAATCCCCTACAACTAACACCCTCCAGAAGCCGCCCAGGAGTCGCTCTTAGCGTCTTCAGGTCCTCCAGCTATGTCTGCCTTCCGAAAACCCTGAGAGCTTCTCTTGGGGCTTCTGGCTGGCTTATGGAGACATCCCCTGCATGAGTGCAGAGAAAGCCGGGTGGTGGCGCAAAGAGTTTCCACCCGACCAATGGCGCATCTTCGAGGATTTCAGGTACTTCCTGCTTCTCGTATGGTTGCAGCTAAACCTTCCTCACCCCACACCAGTTCAATACGACATTGCCGACTTCCTGCAACATGGCCCACGGCGCTCAATCATTGAGGCTTTCCGTGGTGTCGGTAAATCATGGATCACCAGCGCCTATGTTATCTGGCTGCTTCTCCGTGATCCACAAATTAAGATTATGGTCGTATCCGCATCCAAAGAACGTGCGGACCAATTTTCGACCTTTACGTTGCGTCTCATTGCCGAGATGCCTCTCCTAAACCACCTGCTTCCCAAAAGTGACCAGCGGCAATCCAAGATCGCATTCGATGTTGGACCCTCGCAGGCTGACCACTCACCTTCGGTCAAATCCGTTGGTATCTTCGGACAGCTCACCGGCTCCCGTGCAAACGTGATCATCGCCGATGACGTGGAGGTCCCGAACAATTCCGAGACCCAAGGGATGCGGGACAAGCTTTCTGAGCGCGTGAAAGAGTTTGACGCAGTTCTGAAGCCGGGTGGCCGCATTATCTATCTTGGGACGCCGCAATGTGAGGACAGCCTTTACAACCAGCTCCCCGAGCGTGGGTATGAGGTCCGTATCTGGCCTGCGCGGTATCCGGCTGCAACAGCTTTAGGGACTGTCTACGGCTCCCGATTGGCTCCACGTCTCTTGGAGAAGCTTGAAGCTGACCCGAAGTTGGCTTTGAAGCCTACGGACCCCAAGCGGTTCTCGGCGGAAGACCTCATGGAGCGTGAAGCATCTTATGGTCGCTCCGGGTTTGCCCTTCAGTTCATGCTTGATACACGACTGTCTGACCAAGACCGTTACCCGCTGAAGCTTACCGAACTTATCGTCATGAGCCTCAACGACAAGGCTGTCCCTGAGAAGGTCATCTGGTCTGCTGATCCGCAGTATGTACTCAAGGACCTCAACTGTGTCGGCCTCAACGGTGATCGGTATTATCGACCGGCTGTGACAATGGGCGACTGGTTGCCCTATCAGGGCGCAATCATGTTCATCGACCCATCCGGGCGAGGCTCAGATGAAACTGGTTATGCCGTCGTCAAGATGCTCAACGGTTATCTCTATGTGACTGCCGCTGGCGGTCTCCGGGGAGGTTATGACGAAGAAACCATGATCGCGCTGGCGAACATTGCAAAGCGTGAGGCTGTAAATGTGATCGTCATTGAAAGTAACTTCGGTGACGGGATGTTCAATCAACTTCTCAAGCCATACCTCCAGCGCATCTACCCTTGCTCGATTGAAGAAGTCCGATCCAATAAGCAGAAAGAGCTGCGGATCATTGATACCCTAGAGCCTGTCATGAACCAGCACCGTCTGATCGTTGATCCCAAGGTGATTGAGCATGATATGGCATCGACCCGCGACTATCCGGCTGAGAAAGCCCTGAAGATGCAGCTTTTCTATCAAATGAGCCGCATCACGAAGGATCGCGGGGCGCTGGCCCATGATGACCGATTGGATGCTCTTGCGGGAGCGGTGGCCTATTGGGTCGAACAGATGGGCCTTGATGAAGATCAGGTCATCCAAGATCGACAAGAAGCAATTCTCGAAGCCGAACTTCAAGCTTTCACAGGGTCACCAGTGCTGACCATTGATCGCCTTGCCCTCGGCATGACGTTTGAACAAGCCTCTATGGTCTCCGATGGTGACGGTGGCTGGTTCGAAGAATATTGAACAAAGGAAACTAAATGACTGCCTATACCGTACCGGGAGCACAGACTATCGAGATTGGTGTGACCACCGATAGCGGCACCTCCTACAAAGCAACCCGCATGACTGTGACACGTGACGGCCATGGACGGATTGTCTTCAACGATGGTGTGAAGGATATCGTGAGCCATTCCTCGGATGAAGGAATTGCTAAGTTATTCAAGGAACTAGCGGCTATTGCTGCCAGCTAAAGTGATCGGGGAGGGGCCTATTAGGCTTCTCCCTTATCCTCTTGATTTACTTGGGGTTTCAATTAGGTTGCACCTAAGAGAAGACCCCAAGTAAAACACTTATAGTATAGCTTATAGTCTGCTTGAAATCGCTCCAAGCCTACTCAAGGTCAGCTACCCTTCCTATCCACCCTTGCCAGCATGACAGGGTCGCCTTTCTCTATGGCATACCTGCGCATAGCTCGCTTGAATATCTCCTTATGGGCCTCACGTTCCGGGCTAGTATCACCTTCGACCCTTCCCATACCATCAAGGTCCAACGGACCATTAAACGATGAAGGATCAGGTGCTACCCCGAGACGCTTGAGGTCCATAAGAAGCTGTTCTTCAGGCCCACCTTCAGTCCCGAGGAAGTCATCCAGAAGTCTCTTTAGGGTCTTCATGCTTACTTCTCAGAGATCGGTACGCAGCTATATTGAATGCCCTTGGCTGACATCTGCCTTAGAGCCTCTCCGGCTGCTACGCAGGTCTCCATGTTTGGTAGTTCCTTCGTTTCCACATCCATAGAAATTCCCCCGCCGACACCACCTGAGTGCAAATACGCCAGGACGACCAAAAGAACCTTCATAGAACCACCTTATGTTTGCTTGATGCTGTCTTGAAGTAAACTTCTGGTCGGCTTGCTGTCAACTTGAAGTGGGTCTGCGGGTGTTTTTGGGTCAAAAATCTGAATGGGTATACGCTATGGCCCGAACGACGCTTTCCCCCCGTGGGGGTGGCCCTCTTTTCATCCTCATATGACGCGGCCAAGGCGCAAAGGGGACGGGGTAGGGGTCTACCTTTACACCCATGTTTGCACCATACCACGGGAAACCGTTGGCTTCTCTCATAGTACACTGGATTGTATATCCATAGTTACACCTTATGACGGCTTGAGGTGGGCTATGGGTGGTGATCTCTCCTTATTTTTCTGTTATGTTATAACATTACACTTTCCGATCATCTGTGTTTTTTCTGTT